GTGCCCTTACACAGGGGGCACTTTCTGGGATGAGTTCAATCAACTGACCACTGACAAGTCGAAAGACCGTCCGGCACGTAACAAGACCTGCTGCACAAATCGCTTCGGCGTAGGTGCGCGTCTTCCATTTGGCGGCTTTCCAGGCATGGGGCGGTCAATATGATGAACCTCAAAGAAGCCTTTGACGCTGCAAAGCGACACGCACGCGATGAATACCCCCGTGAGAGCTGTGGGCTCGTCGTTGATGACGGATACGTGCCCTGCGTGAACACAGCGCGCCCCGTAGACACGCATGAAGCTAAGAACCCTGACTGCATGTGTCAGCTTTGCTCGTTTCGCATCCCTGCTGAGATCATGGTGAAATATCACGGTCGTATTCAGATGGTGCTGCACTCACATCCCGGCGGTCCTACGCACCCGTCTGTTACGGACGCAGAAAGCCAGATCAAGTCCGGGCTGCCTTGGGGTTTGATCGCACTGGATGATGAGCGCATTTCAGATGTGCTGACCTGGGGCGATATGTTGCCGGTGCAGCCTATTCTGAACCGCCAGTTTGTTCACTATGCAGCCGACTGCTTTACCCTGATCCGCGACGCATTTCGTCTTGGCAAAGAAGGCATGTCTGAGCATGGCGTCGAGGGATGGCCCTATCCGCCAGTTCCTATGAAGGATTGCCCACGCGAAGACGGCTGGTGGGAAGCGGATTACGATCTCTACACGGAGAATGCGCCGAAGTGGGGTTTTCGTGAGATAGCACTTGATCACGCACAGCCCGGTGACGTGTTTCTGACATCCATCCGCTCAGAGAAACTCAATCACGGCGGCGTTCTGGTCGGCGGTGGCATGATTTTACATCACCTTCCGGGTCGTCTGTCTCGACGCGAACCAGCGGGTATCTGGGCGCGCGCCGCCCACAAATGGATGAGATATGAGGGACCGACCGATGCGTGATGTTTATCTACACGGCGAGCTTGGCCAGAAATACGGCGAAGTCTTTCAGCTTGATGTTCAAACGGCATCCGAAGCGGTCAGTGCGCTCTGCGCCAACTTCAAAGGATTTGCATCGGACATCTGTCAGAGCAATTGGCATCTGGTGCGCGGTCAATCAGTCGAGACAGGTCTCGATCTTGATCTTGATCAGGCGACGTCTCTGCGTTTGGGGAAGGGCGCGCTGCATATCGTTCCAGAAATGGTCGGCAGTAAGAACGGCGGCGTTCTGAAGGTAGTTCTGGGCGTTGCGCTTATCGGTCTCACGATGGGTTTCGGAACCGTTGGTGTTCTGGCAACTGCAATCGCCCCCAGCCTTGGGGTCGCGACGACATGGGGCGCCGCGATGGGCTCTCTGGGTCTTGGCATGGCTCTGGCAGGTATCTCTTCCATGCTGGCACCCGAACAATCCTTTGACGCCGAAGAGCAGGACAGGAGCGATATGTTCTCGTCTCTTGTTCCGGTTGCGCGTGAAGGATCAGGCATCCCGGTTGGTTACGGAAACGTGGTCTCCGCAGGCATGCTGATCTCGGTCGATCTGGACATCATTGAAGAAGACATCGCGGAAGATGTTGTTGCCGATGCCGACACAACCTCGGCCATCGAAAAATACCACTCCGGTAATCACGCTGATATTAGGTAGAATGAAATGAACGCTAGTGTAGTCGGTCGTGGTGGCAAGAGTGGCGGCGCGACGCAATCCTATTCGGACACGCTGAAGTCGAACGCCAAGGCGCGGCTTCTTTACGTTCTGTCTGAAGGTCCGATTGGTGGTCTTGTGGGCGGTGCAAAAGGCATCTATCGCGATCAAACACCTCTTCAGAACGACCTCGGGGAAGACAACTTTCCTGGCGTCCTGTGGGAAGAACATATTGGCTTGCCTGACGACACAGCTTTTGCAGGGCACGACGCTGTCGGCACTGTTATTGCCGTCGAGCAGCCCGTTTCTATCGCTGTCGGACCTGTTGTTCGGACGATCACCGAAACGAATGTAGACTCTGTCAAGGTTGTTGTGCGTCTGAACTCCCTGCTTCAGATGGAAGAGAACTCCGGCGAGATCAAACCTTATAGCGTGCAGTGGGCGATTGACGTGCGCAATGCAGGCGGCACCTGGAACGAAGTGCATTGGCAGGTTCTGGAGGACGAAAAAGCCACCAGCCCGGTGCAGTTCTCCTACCGCGTCAATCTGCCAGAGGGTTACGGCCCTTGGGATATTCGCGTGCGCCGGATCACACCGGACGAAACCGAGGACCGCAAGCAGAACAACATCACCTTCGAGAGCATGATCGCGCTTGTCGAGGGCAAATACACCTATCCTCACTCCGCCGCTGTCGCGATGGAGATGAATGCGGAAGATGTGGCGGGCTCTGTCGGTCAGATCAACTTCCGCTGGAAAGGCCGCATCATTCAGGTGCCGTCAAACTACGATCCCGTGACGCGCGTCTATACCGGCATCTGGAACGGCACATTCAAGAACGCCTGGTCAAACAACCCGGCGTGGATCTTCTATGATCTGATCACGCACCGTCGCTACGGTCTGGGGCGCTTTGTGGACGCCAGCAAGGTCAACAAGTGGGCGCTCTACACCATCGCTCAATATTGTGACGAGAACGTGCTGACCGGATACAAAGATGACTTCGGTGCGCCAACATACGAGCCGCGCTACACCTACAACGGCGTGATCTCTGGCCGTCGTGAAGCCTGGTTGGTTCTGCAGGGCATTACCGCGACATTCCGCGGTATGGGCTTCTGGTCTCTTGGTCAGGTCTTCGCGACCGCAGACATGCCAGTGGACCCTGTTGCCATCGTCACGCCTGCCAACGTGATCGGCGGGGCATTCAACTATTCCTCAACCGCCACAAAGGCACGCTATTCTGTGGTGCTGGTGAAATACCAGAACCCTGATGACTTCAACCGTCCTGCTGTTGAACCGGTGATCTCTGACAAGCTGGTCGCGCGCTTCGGATGGCGCGAAAAGTCTGTCGAGCTGGATGGGTGCGACTCGCGCTCAGCGGCGCACCGCTATGGTAAGTGGATTCTCGATACAGAGGAAAACGAGACAGAAACGGTCACGTATCAGGCTGGTATCGACCATGTAAAATACGCCCCCGGTGATGTCGTTATGGTCGCTGATCCACGCAAGGCGCAAGTGCGCGCTGGCGGCCGTGTCGTTAATCGCGGCATCGCTACGCTTGAGATCGACGGCGACTTCACACTGACCCCTGGCGAGACATACACGGTCACTTGGGTCTCCATGAATGGCACCCTTGTCACGCGATCCGTCAGTTCAATGACAGGGCGCGTGCTGAACCTTTCCGCAGGTGTATCTGAGAACGAATTTGCCCAGCTCAATGCGATGTTTGCTATCACCGGCACAGATGTTGCACCGCGCAAGTATCGCGTGCTGACGACAAGCGAGGTTGAAAAGGGTGTTGTTGCTGTTACCGCATTGCAGCACGATCCGCAGAAATATGCTCGGGTCGAGAGCGGCATCCAGTTTGATCCGATCTCCTACACGCGCAAGAACAATCCTGTCTCGCCGCCACGTAATCTGACTGCAATCGAACAGGTTATCATGGAAGGCGTGACGCTGAAGTCACGGGTAACTGTCGGATGGACACCACCGGCAAACACCGCCGTTCAGGGCTTCCGGATCTCGGTTTCGGGCCCAAGCGGCACATACGACATGCCGATCGTTGCAGGTGTCTCCACTGATCTCGCTTTGGACACACCGGGCGAGCACGCGATCTCTGTGCGCACCGTAGATTTCCTGGGGCGCAGTTCTCTGGCGACCACTCTCATGTTCACCGTTGGTGGTGTGACCACGCTTGAGAAACCAACCGTTACCGGTCTTGCACTGGTAGACAGCGCAGGCACAGAATTTGTCGGCCGCGACGCGCGCATCTTGTGGACAAACAACTTCTCGACAACCAGCGCTTCGCAGTCCGGCGCGTCCGGGGTCGTTGATAATCTCTCGCCGCTTTACCGCAACAACACCGTGCGCATTTACCGCGACGACGACAACACCTTGCTGCGCGAACAGGTCGTTCTGGATACGAATTTCACCTACGACTTTGACGCCAATAGGGCCGACAACCTGCTGCATACGAAAGATCCGGCACGCGCCCTGCGTTTCGAGATCACCGTTACTGACGCCTTTGGTATCACATCTGATCCGACCTCGATCACTGTCAGCAACCCGCCGCCAGTGGCGGTGACGCCATCTGTTACGTCCAGCTCAACCGAAGTCATCGTCGCCTGGTCTGCGTCCGAAACAGATGTGGACGGCGCAAAGGTCTGGATCGAAACGACAAGCACATTTGATCCTGAACTGACGACACCAAAGTTCGA